CGTTTGTGTATCCGAAATCACAACCCATGAACCAATCAAGTTCTTCAGGAAATTCCGATTCGTCAATGTAGTTCCAATCACGAAAGATTTGTCGTTGACTGAACACCGCGCGTTGACCTTCACCATAAACACGCCAAAAGTCCGGGTCGCGTTTCTTTAAACGTTCCAATTCTTTTTTCACTTCCGGCGCAATGAACTTGTTGTCACGATATGTTGAAATGAACAAGTCGGCGTCATCACGTTCACAAAGGTCGTAAATGAAATGGACGGGGTCGGAAGGGTTGAACGACATTAAGATTTCGCGCTTTGTACGCATTGACAATTGGCGAAAGTCTTCAATGTTTAGTTCGTTGCATTCTTCACACCAAAGGACGTCACGCGTTGAACCCCTAATCTTTTGCGCGTCGTCAGCTGAAAAGAATTCAATTGTATGTCCATTATAATTGAACACCAATTCTGTTTTGTTGAATTCACCCATGTAATAAACGCCAAGTGATTTTGCAATGATATTGAAATCACGTAAAACCGAACGTTTCAACGCCGGCAATGTTTTCCGGACAATTGAAATGGTTATTGGTTTTGATTCGGTTGTTATTAAATAAAGACAGTATTGCATCAACGCCCATGATTTCCCGGAACGCGAACCGCCCTGAAAAATTTTGATTCGTTGTTTGGAATTGACCGCCTCATAAAATTGGCGGTTGCAAAATTCCTTTACCCTTCGTTTTCCGTTGCCGGCGCCCATTCAATTATTTTTGATTCTATTGTACCGTCGTGTTGTATTTCTTGGCGTTCAATGTAACCGCGTTTTTTTCCTTTTGTTTTTAGATAAAAGATTGTCGCGGTTGTATTGTCGTCTTTGATTTGTTGAAACAATTTTGATTCGACAAAGTCAAGTGCAATGTCTTGAATTGCATCGACTTCGGCTTTGAACTTTAGGTCTTTGTTATAATAGTCATAAAACGTTGACCGATTGCATTTCACCTTTTTACATGCAGTTGTCACAACGCCAAGTGATTGTTCTAACGCTTTTATCAAATTGTTTTTTAATATGTTGGTTTTTGTAGCCATGTTGCAAAGATAAAATAAAAAAACCGCCCGAAGGCGGTCTTCAAAATAACCCATTGTTTTTGTGGAAAGTCCGGGTTTTTTTTTATTTATTATCGTTTTTTTCCTTGTCCCCGGTTTGGTTGTTTGTACCCGGTTTGACCCTTTGACGCATTCTTTGAATGAACGCCTTTGCGTCGTTTGCGTGGTTTTTGTACGCTTTGTGAAAAGTTGTGTTTCATTGCCAAACTATTGAAATTCCGAAAAATAAAATGAAAAATTGAATTGAATGTTGTGTTTCTTCAAGGTCTTGTTGAAACAATTCCGGATAGTTGTTTGAATTAAGATAATGAAGACCCAAAACAACACCTTCAATTGAAAAAAAACTAAATGAAAATATCATGACTTGTATTTTTCACAAAGATACAAATACAATTCCCAAATCTTTTTGGACGCGTCTTTGTTGTTTCGATATATGTTTGGCGAACGTGTGACCTTGCCATTGTCCCAAATGTCAATGAACAATCCTTTTTTGGTTGCAACAACATATATTTTTATGCCGTTTTTATTACACCATGATTTTGCCCTGAATGATTTTGTATAGTCCAATTTTTTATTTTTTAACTTTATAGAAATTTTTTTAAAATGGTATGTTCGTGTTGTCCTTTATCACTTCAAACGCTTTGTCATTTTTGTCAATAGGTTTGTAAACCCCGCCGGAATTAAAGTCCGGTGCAACGTCAAAGTCACCAATTTGACCGTTTTCCTTGCGCTTTACTTTTTCAACGTACATTTTCACAAGGTCGGATTTGTACCTTGTTTTTTGTCCAATGCAACGGTAAACAATTAAACCGTTGTACGCTTTATTAAAAAAGTCAGCGGAACCCGAAACGTCATAAAGTGTCGGTTTTTTGTACACTCCATTTTCCGATTCAATTTTTCTTGGGTGCGCAACCAAAAACAAATGTGTGTTTGTTTGTTGAACGAATTGTGTGATTTCGGAAAGTATTTTTCCAATATAGCTGAAGTCCCTTTGCGCCGAATGGTCAAGCATATTGAACGGGTCAATACAAAAAACATTGATTCCCTTTTGAAATACAAGTTCCCGGAATTTATTCAATATGTTTTTAAGTGTCAAATTTTCAAGGTCAATCCGAATCCAATGAAAATGTTCTTCAATGAAATCCTTTGTATTTTCAAGGTCATCATTGTCACAAAGTTTGTGATTCAATTTATTTGCAATCCTTTTTATGTGACCTTCATATGGAAATGATTCGGGCGCAAACATAGCACAACGGAATCCGTATTTTGTCGCAACGTTGCAAAAGATTTGGTCAACAATGTCGGACTTTCCTGAATTCGGAACGCCGGTCACAACCGTCCATTCACCCCAAGACATTTTGAAAAACGAATCCGATTCCGCAAGCCCTATTGAATAGTTTTGAACGCCTTTTTCGTTATACGCCAAAACGTTTTCCCAAATATCATTGACATTCAACACGCCTTCCAATGGAAAGTTTTTCGCGCTTTTAATAACGTTTCGTAGCGTTTCCGCACCTTTTGTGGTCAACACTTCATTGGCGTCTTTAAAGTCACCGAAATCGACATATTTGCAACGGTGTTGTCCAAACCTTCTTGCAAGTTCGTTTCTAAGTAGCAACCCGGCGTCGTCATTATCGGTACAAAGAACAATTTCGGTTTTGTTTTTAAAGTATTCAAAACAGTTGTCCAAATAATCAAGACGGGCATTTCCTTTTGACGCCCCGTTTGGAACTGAACAAACCGAATAAAGTCCGGCTTCATGTAATGAAAGGGCGTCCATTTCACCTTCGACAATGTAACACGTTTTTAATTCTTTGATGTTGTCAATACCGTAAAAAATAAGTTCAGCGCCTGAAGTCATTTTGAAATTCTTTTCAGCGTCACGAAATTTGACGTTCACAATCTTATTTTCCCGGAAATAATTAAAATTAATACAACGACGCTTTGAACCAACTTGCGGCATGTATTCAAGTGATTCACCAATTCGCCAATGTACAAGGGTCGGTTCGGTTATTCCGCGCCCGTCAAACCATTTCAAAACGCGTTCGGTCACGTCGGCGTTCACTTTTTCAGGTGTTACGAATTCTTTTTTTCTTTCAAACATTACACCGCCCGACCAACCGCAGTTGTGACAATTGTAAAGTCCGGTTGAAATATTCACCGACAACGAATCGTCGTGTTTGTTTTTCCTATCGTGTGAACACTTAGGACATTTTGTTTTAATTTCCCCTGAATTTCTATTCTTCAAATTTATTCCAAGGTTTGCAAGTTTTTCAATCATTGTTTTGTTTTATTTAATCCATTGAATAAAAATAATCACGTGCGTAATCATTCAACGGGTGTTCTTTATTAAGTAGTATTTCACGAAATTCATAAGCGTTCAAAGTTTTAAAGTATTTGTACGCCTGAATAAAATCGCAATTTTTCATTATGTCAAAAGTTTTAAAAGTATTGATATCAATACGAAAAATAAAATGTTGTCAAATATTTTCATTGTGTACAAAATTTATTGCAATCATGAAATGTGTTTGCAATGTTGACAAAAAATATCAACCATGTAAAAAAGCAAAACAAAATAAAAAATCCGAATTGTAAAAATTCTTTTTTAAAAATATTCATAAATCATTGATTTTAATTAAACAACCAAAGGCGTTTGATTCGCGTCCGCCTTTTACTTTTGCGTTGTGTTTTAACCATTCGCGACAAATGGTTTTTAGTGTATTTGTGCTGACAAACTTAATAATTTCAATTTCATCAAGTCCGAATGAACTTTTGTTTGTCCCTTGTTTCATGATTAAGAAAACCCAAAAATCCGCTTTGGTTGTTGCAATTCCGGTTCGTTTTCCCCAACATTCAAATTCGACATAAAGGTTCCCGGTTCGGGACGCAATGAAGTCGGTTTTTACTTCAATTTTTTTTCCCGTTAGTAGTTCGGCAAATATGTTTTCACCCCTTTGTCCGACTTCCAAATCATAAGCAAAATTGTCATTTGTTTTCATTTGTATAAATATTTAAAGAGTTCATTGTATTCAGTTTCGGAAAGAACTTGTTTTAAATTATAATCATACAAGTTCCCCTTTGATGTTTTCGCCCCGATTTTTTTTCCTTTGTCTTCATACTTAATGAAATCAACAAGCCCAACAACCCGTTTAAACGCATTGGGGCGCGTTTTAAGCGCGTTTTGTGACATGAAGCGGTCAACATACTTCACGTCATTTTTATCGTTATTACGTAGCTTTAAAATAGTTAAAAATACATTTTGCCAAAAATCGTCTTGACGCAAACGCTTGCAAACTTCATAAACTTCGCGAAGGTTGTATTTGTCAATGCGTTCGATTTTATCAAGACAATCCAACCATTTTTCTTTTTGCGCCTTGGTTTTGGGTTGATTTCGTTTCGGAAACAATGCAACAAAATGCGGAAACGCTTTTTCAATATGCGGCGGAAAATCTTTCGTTTTTGGATTTTGAGGAATATATTTATTTATTATATTATTATTAATATTGTCATTATAGTTTATATTGTCATTATAGATATTAATATCATTATATTTTCTTTGTGTCGGATTTTCCGTTGCGGCTAATCCAACGCGGGGTGTCGGATTTTCCGACGCGGTTGGGTCAATCAAATGGTAGTTATACCCACGAAAAACACCTTCATTTTTTATAGTTTCAAGGCGAACCAAACCAAATGTTTCAAGTTCCTTCAGTCGTGCGCGAATCGCGTCTTTGCCTTCTTTGAAATTGTTTGCGCAAAACGTGATTGTGATTGTCATTTCGTCATCATGTGAAAGCAAATAACAATACAAACCGACGGCGCCAAGGGAAATTCCTTGAATCCTGAAAATTGAAGTCGGGACGGGTGTGAATATATCAAACCGCTTTGGTTTGAATATCATGTTGCATTTCATTGTTTTGTAAATTTATTCTTCTTCTTCTTATTCTTGTTGAAGGTCTTCAATAATTTCCTTCACCTTGTCGCAAAAAGTTCTTATTTCAGTAAATTTTGACAACATCATTTCAAATGGAATCATGTCATTTTCGTACAAATCCCAAAGTATTTCAATCAACAAATCAAATTCAACGCGGGTCATTTTACCAACGTATTCATAATTATAAACAAACCCATCCGGGGCGGTTTGCGTCCACCTTATTTTTTGATTTGATTCGTCGAAATAAACGTTTCTATATTTCATTTTTTATATGTTTTTAACTTTGAAAAAATATAAGTCCAAAACACTTTTGACGTCGTCAAAATTATACAACACGTGCGTTTCCCACCCGCATTCAGAAAGCCAATTCAACCATTGAATTTGTGCTTCGGTCGGTTTATTACGCCCAACTTTTAATTCAATTGCAAGTCCATTGAAATCACAATTTGTGTTAAAAATCATTAAGTCAGGGACGCCGGCTTTTGAACCAAGGTGTTTGAATTTGAATCGTTCAAACGGGCTTCGTTTACCTTCGTTCGGTACATGTGTGTAAATTGCTTCGGGATATTCCCATTCAAGATATGTGACAACACTTCTTTGAAGTTTGTCTTCATTTCCAAGAAATTTTTTAAATCCTTTCAAAGTGTTTGTTTTATCAAAATTAAACAAAAACATTTTAATTTTGCAATTTTTTTATTGTTTCTTTCAATTTTCCGTTTTCCATTAAAAGTTCGTTATACCGAAACGTCAATTCTTCAATTGACATTTGTTGGGGTTCTTTTTTTAATTTCTTTTTGATTAAATCGTAAACACCAAGAAACTTTTGCTTGAACTCTTTATCTGTTTCAATAAAGTCAGGAAAATTGCGAATTGAATGTAAAATTGTCGCATGATTTTTTCCAAGTGTTCGCGCAATTTGCGTCAAATTCATATTTGTAAAATAGTAACAAATCCAATAATAAATCATTCGCGCTTCAACATATTCACGTTGACGTGTTTCATTTTCAATTTTTATATTAAAGTATTTGTTTATTTCTTTTTTTATGTATTTATATTTTTCCATTATTACAAAATTAAAGTTCCGTCGTTTTTTACTTCATCTGTTTGGTGTCCAAGTGCAATTCCCGTTTCCTTATAAAATTTCCAATCGTGAAACGCTTGTTTCCAACCTTCACGACCGTATTCAATCATTTGTTCACCCATTGCGTAAACTTCAACCGAAAACGGGTGTTTTGTTTGTACGGCAATGAATCGGAATTCGGACGGTTCAAGACCCAACATTTCGGAATAAAACACCGCCTGAATTGGATATCCATATTTATAAACGTCACGACGAAACGCCTTTGGTGAATTGTCTTGACACGTTTTGACGTCTGAAATGAATCCTTCTTTGTAGTTTATAACGTCCGGACGAATGCGAACATCAACGCCTTCATGTTGTTTGTAATGTGAAACTTCAATTTCCCCGGTGCAATACTTTCGCGCCAATTCATGGGAATTGTAATTCCCCGAAATGCTTGAAACAATTTCATTTTCGTCGGCGGTCAAAAGTATTTTTCCCTTTGACATTTCTTCGTGTTTTGCTTTTTCTTCCTTCCCGGCTTTTGTGCGCCCGTCAATTTTTGGCATCACGTGAAAATCGTTGATGTATTCCGCCGGTTCTAACATTGCCGCATGTACCGCCGAACCAAGGTTCATTGCTTTTGACGAAAATGCTTTTCGTTGTAAGAATTTTTGTACTGAATTTTGATATATGTATTTTAGTCCCGACGCGCTGATTGCGTCGCTTGAATGGTACACTTCGTTTGTGTCTTTTATTTTCTTCATTGTTATAAATTTAAAAACCCCCCGAATGAACGGGGGGCGTTCCCTTTGATTGCTTAATTAAAACGGCAAATCGTCATTGTTTCCTTTGACGACTTGGTCGTTTGGAATAGTTTCAAAACCGTTTGATTTTGATTCCGGTTCCCACGTGTTCAAAGCGGCGTAAGGTTTGCCCGCTTTTGATGTAAGAAGGTCAACATTCAACCAACCGTTTTTGTTGTGTTCTTTCACAAACTTTGCGAAATCCTCAATTTTAAAAGATAGTGAACCAATCACAAAGTCGGGTCGATTTGGATTTTGCTTGACAATTAAACCGTTGACAAGCGTTTTTTCATTTTGCATGATGTTAAAATTTAATAATTAATAGTTAAAAAAAATGTTTACGCGCTGAATTTTTGCACGATTTTTTCGCGTTGTTGCGCGTTTACTTCGAATTTTTCAAACACCTTTTTCGCTTGGTGCGGTGTCCCGTTCAAAGTTTTTTCCAATTGGTCGTTTGAAAGTTTTGGTTTCGATTGTGGCTTGGTTTGTTTTGATTGATTGTTGACCGCGTTTGCAACTTCTTCAGCCGACGCGATTGACGTGTCAATTCCGATTCCTAAATAACCAAGCGCGCGTCCAAGTGCGGACGTGAAACCATTTTCAACAAATGACGTTTTGTTGATATAAGACGAATCCCGGTATTCTTGTGAGTGCGCCGACGCTTTTTCCGCGCCGTTGTCATCTACAATTGTGACTTTGAAAACTCCTTCTTTGTCGTCTATTGAAACAACCGATTCAACAATTGACCAACCTTTGAATTGTGGTTGGTTATTAAAGTGAATCAATCGTTCATTAACGGGAATGTATTCTTTCCCTTTTATATTAATTTTCTTCATTGTTCAAAAAAATTAGACGGTCAAATCCCGAATTGACCAATTTGTTCATTTCATTAATCGTTATCGAACCGGGATTTTCGACACGACTTTTTAATGTTGGCATTGTGCAATCAAGTATTTCACAAACGTCAAAACGCTTCAGTTTTAAACGTTGCAATTCTTGTTTGAAATGCCATTCAAATATTCCATTCATATTTTCAAAATTTTGAATGATAGTGTTTAATTTTTGAAAAACCAATTCTTGGCTTTCGTGCCAATTTTCGGATTGCGTTTTTGCGTTCCTAATGGTTGACAACACTTCGGCAATTTCGTTTCGCGAAAGTGTAATTGTGATTTCTTTTTTATTCATAATCAAAGCAAATATACAAAAATAATTTTCAAATAAAAAAATATATTTTAAAAAAACCCCCGCATTCATGATGAAATTGGGGGTTAGCAAACAAGGGAAGGGACGTTTATTTCTTTGTAGTTTCTTTGAACGTGCTTGAAATGTCGTTGTCTTGGTTTGGAACGTGCATGACAACCGAAACGGTGTTTGCCTTGACGTTGTATTCCATTGAATCAATCATACATGAAACGGGTTCGTGTGTTGGATATTCGTTTGACACCGGAAGTTTGACGGCATTAAAAGAAGACAACGCAAATTCGTCACCACTTGAAAATGAAATTGCCGTGTCAAGTGTATAATAAGGCGGTGCGCCTGAAGTTATATTTGTGATTTTTACGGGCGTTGTAATACTTCCGCCGGTAACGTACCAACCAATTTGGTCATTTGCAACGTCAACGTCCCCCGACGCCAAAAATGTTGTGTTTGACGAAGTAAAAGCAGTCGTCACAAATTTTTCGCTAAAATTCACCCAAATTTTATTTTTTGGTGATACGGGCGTCAAATTGTTGTTGTAAAAAGTTCCTTCATATCTTGAAACGTGTGAACGGTAGTCGTTCATTTTTTGTTGTGTGATTGTATCTTGCGCCGTTGGTGTTGCGCTAATTGCCGAATCACGCGCCCTAATTAAATTGTAATTTTTTTTATGCGGAACGTATTCAGATTCCAATTTATTTGAATTGACGGTTCTTTCACGCGTTGAAATTAAATTGTCCGCCAATGTACGTTCAAACCCAAATGTCACGTCGTCCATGTAAAAATAAGAAAACGAAGTCCCGCTTGCTTTGTAAGGAAGTCCGATTCGAACTGTAATTGACGCGTCCGGTCGATAAGTTGCAAAGGAAACAATGTTGGCTGAAAAACTTGAAAATTCGTTTGCGTCTTCAATGGTTTCAACGTTTGTGACTGGTGCGGATTCCCAACCTTGGGTTTCAACATTAAAATAATTTGTTTGTGGAATTGTGTTCACTTCATACGAAATTGAAACTTGATATAAAATTGCAAATGGAAGTGCGCTTAACGAAAGTGTACCGTTTAAATAATAATTAAAATCTAATTTTATTTTTGTGTTTGCCGCCCAATCTCTTTCACCCGTTCCGGTTGACAACATTTGTGAAAACGTCGAAGTACTTCCAACGCTTAAATTTGTTCGCGCTGATTGCTTTCCGCTTATTAAATAAGGATATTCGCCTATTGAAGCACGCCCCGAAGTTATTGACCAAGCCGATGTCGGCAATTCAAATGTCGGGTCACTAATCAATGAATTCAATTGCAAATTATATGCCGAAAAATTTTCGGTGTTTTTCACTATTCTTGCCGGCGGCAAATATTCAACAACAAGGTCATTTCCTAATGGTGTCAAATCTGTTTTTGTTTCAAGAAAAATGTCTTCATTTGTTGAATTCACATAAGTTCCTGAAGTGTTGTAAATTCTGAATTCAGGTGATTCCGATTTGTTTTGTTGCAACATTTTTGTTTCGGCGTCGCGAATGTTTGATGTGATTGTCCCGTCAAATTGGTCGTCATAAAAATCGTTGTCAATATATTCCGAATTTGATATAATATACCAACGACCTTGCGCCTGAAAAATACGCGCATTAAAACCGCGCAAAGTATTTTCAATAAATGTTTTGCAATCAATTATTTGCAATTCGTCGTCGTATTTTGGAAAACCGTTTCCGCCGTTTTCAAATTCTACAACGCCTGGAAAAACACTTGATTTTAAATTCAAAGAAATGTAAACATTCAAGTCAAGGTTTGTTTTTGAAATTGCGTCTTCAATTAAATTTTTTGCAATGCTTCTTGACGGTTCACTTGATGTGAATTTCAGCAAATCGGTGTTGCGTATTTCCATGAACTTTGTTGACAAAAGTCCAATCCCGTCGTGCGCTTGCAAACTAATTTGATAAGGCGGCGCCGCCATTGCTTGTTTGTATGAATCCGTCACAATGAACCCCGCCCAATATAATGCCCAAATGCTTGGTGTTGGTTTATAGTAGATTTTTACTTGAAATTCTTGTTCATCAAATGCGTAAAAATTTTCGTATTGAACCGTATCGGTGACAAATAAATTCAACGTGCAAGTTGAACCAATAATTGGCGAATAAAAGTCGTCGTCACCTTCCCACTTTATTGAAACCGGGTCAGCCGTTCCAACTAATGGTAAAACCGCGCCTGAATAATTATTCTTAAGGATTTCAATTTTTTTCGCGTTTCCCAAAACGTCAGAAAATTCAAGTCGATATTTTATCCCGTATGCCATTTTTTTATTTTATTCGTCCTCGATTATTGTCGGCGCGTTGCAATGCAACAACAAGGTCTTGACCGCGCAATTGGAATGAACCGCCAACGGAAACTTGTTGCGCGCCCCTTGGTTCAATCATTGATGTTAATTTGTCAAGCGGGGCAACGACTTCAGGATTTTGTCGCGCACCGGTATATTCACCAAACATTCCCATTGTTGGCGTTGATACAATCCCACCATTTGCAAATTTTGGAATCTTTTTGAATGCCCCACCAATCGCGGCGGTTGCCCCGGCAATAAGTGCCGGAAGTACAAACGCGCCAACGGGCCCGGCGGCGGCGGCAGTTTTTGCCGCAGTCGAAACACCGAATGACATTGATTCGGCTAAGTTCACCGCAATAAATTGCATTGCGTTTGTAATGAATGACGAAAGGAATGCACCGAACGCATTGTCAGCAAGTCCAAGGGATTGAACAATTGATTGTCCCATTGCGCCAAATGCGTCTTGCACGCCTTGTCCCATTAAATCGGAAACGGCTTTCATTTGATTCATTTTCGCAACTGTTGCGTCAATACCTTGATGCATTGCATCATAGTCAACCGAATCGTCAATGAATTCAACCGAATTTGGGTCAAACGCTTCGTCTTCAGTTGAACCAAAAACACTTGAAAACGACGGGTCAGCGTCACCGCCCCCCGACGTCGCAGTCGTTCCGCCCGTTGCAGTTCCACCCGCACCAACGGCAAAGATTCCGGCAACTTTATTTTTTATTGAAGAAACAACATTGTCAATACCCATTTGCAATCCTTCTTCAGTCACGTTCGCAATGATTTTTGGTTTCATTGCTTTTTGAAATGCGTCATTGAATTCTTCTGAAGCTGAAAAACCAATGTCGCTAAAAATTTTTCTTACGTTTTGTCCGGTTTTGTCAACTCCTTTTTCAAGTTCGTCACCAAGTCCCACAAGACCTTCGGCAATTAAACTTGGTTTAAGTGTGAACGCGCCTTCTATTATTTTACCAACATTTGAAAAAAGTCCCGAAATAAAATTTCCAACTATTTTGAACTGATTGATTAAACCATTGACAAACGCAACACCGGCGCGAAGATTTGTTTTAAATAATGCAACAAACCCCTCGATAATTAAACGAAAACCCAATGATTCATTGTACAAATCAATGAAATAGTTTGCAACGTCAACAAGTGTTTTTTTGACCGCACCCCAATTTTGAACAACAATTGTTGCAACCGCCGCAAGCGCGGCAACAACAAGTCCGGCGGGCGATAGTATCGCACCAAGTGCCGTTGCCAATGCACCCGCAACGCTTAAAATTGCCGGAAGTGCCGCGGCTATTCCGGTAAGCCCCAAAATCAAACTTTGTGTTTGTGGATTCAAGTTCATAAATGATTGAACCAACCCTTGAATGAAACTTGTCAATTTCTGAATGTGCGGCAATACCGCCGACAATAAAGTTCCGCCGACTTCGGTCAATGAATTACGAACGCCGTTCAACGCTTTTTGCAATTGGAATGATGCGGATTTTGATGTTACTTCAAATGCGTTTGCCGTTGCGCCCTGAACGTTGTTCATTTCCGCAAAGATTTCACGCGTTGAATCAACGCCCGCACCCAATAAATCCATGACCCCGGACAATGCACGAACGTTTCCAAACACCTTTGCGGCGGCTTGGTCATTGCCTTCAAAGTTTGTTTTTAAAATTTCAAGGGTTGCAAGAAGTCCGTCTTCTTTTAAAGATTTTCGAAGTCCCGCCGACGACAATCCCATTCCCGAAAGTGCGTCTTCAGCTTCTTTTGTTGGTTTCAATAAACCATTAAGGATTCCACGCAATTGTGTTGATGCAACCGCGGCGTTCGTACCCGTTCGGGACATTGCCGCAAATGCCGCACCCACTTCGTTGAATGTGACACCCATGTTTGACGCAATTGGTAAAACCGAACCCATTGCGCCGGCGAGTTCACTCGATTCAAGTTTACCTTCACGAACGGCGGCAACCAAAACGTCGGTTGCGTCCGACGCCCCCAAAGTGTCCGAACCGTATGCGTTCATTGCGGACGTTGCAAGGTCGGCAACAGTTGCGGTGTCACCAAGTCCAACCGCGGCGGCTTGCAAAGATGCGTCTAAAACGTCCATTGCTTCGGAACCTTCCAAACCGGCGGACGTAATGAAAAACAATGCGTCGGCGGCTTCAGTTGATGAACGACCGGTGTCGGTTGCCATTTGTTTGGCGGTGTCCCCCATTTTGGCAACTTCTTCACTCGCAATTCCAACAAGGGATTCAATCTTTGTCATTGACTTATCAAAGTCAACCGCAAGTTTGACCGATGCGCCGCCAACCAACGTCAACGGCAATGTCAAATTTCTTGAAATCTTTGACCCCAACGCTTGCGTCTTTGAACCGAAATTTTTCAAACGTGCGCTTGTTTTATTAAGTGCCGAATTTAGTTGCGACGCGTCGCCCGTCAAAATTACTTTCAAGGTGTTTGCCATGGGTAAGTTTTCAACAAAAATACGAAATAAAAAAAGGACGTTTTTATTCCTTTTGTTTCTTTAAACTTTCAACGCGTTTCATGAATTCCATTGCTTGTTTGGGGTCTGACTTAGGTTTGCCGCGTTCCAAATAAACGTCTTGCGGCAACGGAAAAAGTTTGTCGGGTGTCAACATTTGCGCGCGTTTTGAACAATTAATATTGAACAACATTGTTGAAATGTATCGCGTTCGTTCCCATTCCAAATTTTGTTTTATTGTGTGCGCTTCGCCAAGAAGTTGATTTTCCGCCCACGTATAGCACCAAAAATCTTTCGGTTCAATCCCGGCTTGTCCAATGTAATAGTCAAGCAAATGACCCCATGTCAGCCGGGAATTTACTTTCCCGACGCTTTCGTTGATTTTGTGACGTTGCGTTTTATTCCCGCGTTCAAGTCGTTTCCAAGAATTTTTGATTCGGTCATTGCTTCAACAATTTTTTCAAGTTCCGACGCGTCAAGGTCTTCAAGCCATGCGCCAACCGAAAATTTTGTGAAATCAATTTCGTTTCCTTGTTCTTGTTCATTTGCCAATAATGCGGAATAAACAAGCGCGCGAATTGCAGTAATTGAAACACCCCCTTGAAAAACATTTCCGATTTGGTCAATGGGCAAATCCATTTCTTCGGTGAAATTTGCCCAAAAGTTCATGCTAAAATGTAACGTGCGGTTTTTCCCACCAAGTTTCACGGTGTAAAACCCCCTCTTTCTGTTTGCCATTATAATCCCCTTTTATGTTATTTTATTAATTCGTTGACTTAGTGATTGCACCGGTCAAAGTAAGTGAACCCGAATATGAAACAGGACTTTCCATTTCCGCGCTAATTTCAACACTTGACAAAAACGCGTCGGCGGAATAAACCGAGTCGCCCGTTTCTTCAGTTCCAAATGAAACGTCAAGTTTTGTGCGCGCCAATAGGAAATCCGCAAGGTCAATCGCGTTCTTTGGTGTTGGTGTACCCGCTTCATCATAAACAACCAAACCGTCAAATGAAATTTCACCGGAAATCACACCGGCAATCACTTCTTGAAAACCGCCCGAATCTTTTGTTGTAGCTTCCGGCAAATCGTTTGAAAGTGAAATTGAACAAGATGTTGTGTGACCAACTTTTGCAAGTGTACCGCCGTTTGTGTCAAGTTTCACAATTAGGTCAGTTCCGTTAAAAACTCCAGATGTTGCCATGTTTTAATGATATTAAATTTTATACAAATATACGTTTTTTTAATTTGTCAAATTTCATTCCAATTGATGTCAATTTGATTCCAAATGTCTTGTGCGGCGTTCCAAATTTCACCTTCTGTTTCGTCAATGATTGAATAAAGTCCCGAAATATTTATTTCAATGTCATAAGATGTGACCGATTCCATTTCGGCAACTTCTTCAACACTTGAAATGAACCCTTCACCCCTAAAAACCAACCCTTGCGCGCCGGTTGTTTGTGAAAGAAAAAATTCAGCACGTGAACGCGTCAATACCATGTCGGCAATTTCTTCAAAATTCACCGAATCGTCGTAATTTGTGAACCCCGTTGCGGACAATTTTCCCGAACGTACACCCGGCAAAATTTCTTTGAATCCGTTTGAATCTTTGTTTGTACTTTCAACTTGGTCAACGTCCAACGTCAAAGCGACGCCCGTTGTGTGACCAACCGCGACGTCGTTTTTGTATAAGAAAAAAGTCGTTCCGTTGATTGCATTCATTATAAAATGTCTTTCAATGCTTCAATGAACGCTTTTTTTCCAAATTCAAGTTGTTCTAAGTTGAATTGTGAACTTGCAATTTTACGGTCTAAATCCGCAATGTGATTGACATGCGCTTTTTGTTCATCTGTTAAATCTTCGAAAAAATATTCTTTTTCGTCAATTTGTATAGGGGTCTTTTTTTGTTTTCCCATGATTTTAAATTTTAAAAATTAATAATTATTTGACTTCTTCTTCTTCGACCAACACCAAGTCAATATGTGTTGGATTTGCAATGCTTTCAAGTTGCGAATCAAGTCCGGCTTTTAATGAATCAACGTCAAGAATTGATTCAAGCCAACCTTCAACATCTGTTTGTTTTAATGAATCAAATGAAATGAATGAATCCGATTCGGGCGCGTCAAGTCCGCATGAACCGTAAACGTCAACAACGTTTTCATTTTCGTCGGTTGCTTGTAAACGCCAATGTATTGTTTCAACAACATTTTGCATGCCGTCATTTTCGATTTTCGCATGTAAGTTCGAAACATGCCATTTGTAAGTGTTAGCCATTTTTTTATGAATTTATTTGTGATTTTAAAGTTTCGATATCTGATTTTAATTCGTTTATCATTTCTTGTTGTTCTTGAATTGCTTTTATATAATACGCGTGCATTGGTTCGTAAGAAATCCCGTCAACTTGCGGTTCGTCAAACCCTTCAATTTCCGCTTCAAAAGTGATTTCCGGCATGACTTCAAAAACTTCTTCGGCAATCATTCCGGTTGTGTATTTCAATGAATCTTTTGGTTTGAATTCAACCGGTCTTAATTTCATAATTTTATCAACCGCATTTGTCAAGTCTTTGACGTCTTCTTTATATCTGATAGACGAAGTGTACCTATAAATCAAACCGGTACTTGAATTGTGCATTAAACTTGCGTTCGCCGAACTACTACTTGCCATGCCCAAATTGAACATTTGCCCATTTGTATCTAATGAAAATTTTTCCGTGCCGGAGGTGTTTTTGAATATTGCTATGTCCGTGCCATTGTTGCCGCCTTGAACTTCTAAACCTACATTCTGAGTAGACCTTATAATTGCGGCTTTCCCATTGCCGTAAACGTGCAAATTCGCCAATGGATTCGTCGTTCCAATTCCTACGTTACCACTCGAGTTGATGCGCATTCTTTCACTTCCGTTTGTACGTATTCTCAAATCCGCAGAGGGTGCTAAATCTATAATGCCATTTAAATCATTTTCTTGACCAATAGAAAAATAATCGTTTCCGCTAAAATCACCATTTGAAGCGTCAAAATAAATTCTTGCACCGCCTGTTGATGTGTTTGAAATTCCCACTTGAGTCATTGCAGAAGTGTCGCCATTGATGTGCATTTTCATTGACGGACTCGGCGTTCCAATACCGACGTTGCCTGTGTTTCCTTTTATAGTTATAGCATCAGTATAGTAAATAGGGTTTTCAGCTGAACTTGCAGTTGTTTTAACTTGGAATTTTAAATCTCCGTGTGTTGTTGATGTCCCCTCTACTAATCTTAATTTAGCTGCTAAGACATTACCTGTGCTTGATGTTCTTGTAAAGGTTTGAACTACATCTTGTGTTGTTGTATCTCCTGTTCCACCAAATATGTTAAAATTACCTATAGGGTTAGTCGTCCCGATTCCAACGTTGCCGCTTGAATCAATGCGCAAACGTTCGGTGGCTTCAGTATAAAAAGATTGTCGACTCCTTGTTGAATAACACATTAAGTATCTGTTTGTGCCGTTGTCGTGGAGGAAAGCATGCCCTTCGTTATAAGCGCCTGACATTTCCCACTCAACTTTTGATGAACCTCTTGAAGACATACCTAAAGAAATTCCTTGTTGGTCTGAACTTTGGTTAACTTGAAATTTGTTTCCACTTGGAGTGCAGTTTATCCCCACATTTCCACTTGAATCAATGCGCATTCTTTCCGAACCGCTTGGTGAAAAAGTTAAATAACTGGACGCTGCGGTTGACCCAATATCTATTTTGTGATTTGCCGCAGTATTAGCCGGCGCACCAAAAACCCGAATGTGACCATTGTTTGACGCAGTTGAAAAAACAACCGCCGCGCTTGGCGGCGTTGATGAACTATTGTCGTCAAAAGTATTTTCTATTTTTAGCGCAACATCATCATTGTCAACACTTCCTTGAATGTGAAGTTTTTCGTCAACATTTGCACCGGTTCCAATCCCGACGTTGCCAGTGGCAGTAATACGCATATTTTCACTACCATTTGTATTAAATAAAGTTGCTGATGCGTCCATACTAAGTACATTCCATTGTTTAGTATTAGCGCCAATATAAAGTATTTTGGTATTATCTGTTGTTGGGCGTATATAGCTAGAGTCTCTAGACATATACAACCCATAACCATTTATTTGCGTGTAAGTATTGTCATTAAAATAAAATCTACTTACCGTATCAGTAGTGCCGTCACCTACTTGAAAATTAACATCGGGACTCCCTGTTCCAATTCCAACGTTACCTGTATTTCTTTTAATCATTAAAACGTTGCCATTGTAAACACCTGCATCAGTATATTTTGCAATTGTTAAATCTGAACCAACATTTGAACCTGTTTCCGATGTTCCCGATGCATACAAATTCCACCTTGTACTGTTTTCAGTTGCAAATCTTAAATTTCTATTGTCGCCATTATTTCCGTCAATAGTGATGTGGTCTAAAGAATTTGATTCGTAAACGTGTAATTTTGTTGAAGGATTCGACGTGCCTATTCCAACGTTGCCTGTGGATGTTAGCCAAATATGATTTGCGGATGTACTACTTTGTCTTATGGCTAGTTTATCACCTGAAGAACTAAATTGAGTGTAACTTCCGTCATCTGTATCTCTTAATCTTAATTGACTATTGGCAGCATCAATTTGAAATTTGTCAACAGGATTCGTCGTTCCAATACCGACGTTCCCGCTTGAATCAATGCGCATACGTTCAGATGCAGATGTAGAACCGCTTGCGGCAGTTTTAAAAACCAAGTTGGAATGGCAAGACGTACTTCCCCAACTTCCTGCTGCAACACCTTGAATGTTAGCACCAACTAAAGAACCGCCGTCAGCACCTGAAAAATTTAATTCACCTAAAACGTTGCCGCTACTGATAGTGACGTCGTCCCTATGCAAATAGAGTTTAGCTTCATTAGTTCCTGAATATCCACTAATTAAAGCATTTCTTGTTTGAAAATATCTGTCAAATGTTACTGAATTATTTATACTTTTTATTGTAACAAGTCCCGAAGATTCGATGCGCATTCGTTCAACAACACCAAATTCACCACTTCCACCACTTATTCCCGTGTGAAATGACAATGCACCTTGACCCTGAAAATTGCTTTCGTTTACACCTCTAATTTTACCGACTACATTTGCACCACTTCCCGAAGCATCTGATTGATACCAATCCAAGTCACCCAATGTCTGTTGACTAACCAAACTAGTGTCAGTATTATACAATTGAATAGTAGGGATTTGGTTTCGAACTTGTACAACCCCGTTTGCATCAATGCGCATACGTTCAGCGGCTGACGTCACAATTGCAAACGTTCCCGTTGCGGGTCTATAAATTGCCGACGATTCACTTGGCAAAGATTGATTCAATCGTAATGCGAAAAAATTTGAACGCGCTGAACCAGCAACGTCAAGCTTGAATGTACCGGGACTCGTCGTTCCAATACCGACGTTCCCGCTTGAATCAATATGCAATCTATTTGCGTTGTTATAACCACGCAATTGAAGTGAATTGTCAGAATTGTCCAAAATTAACCCGCCTTTGATTGAATCACTTTGTCCGCCAAGGTAAATCCCTGAAAGTCCGGTGTCGGAAGATTGAACCAAAATTGCAGTTTCCGATTGGTTTTTATTTATTGTCAAGGGTTTTGACGGGTCAGTTTCGCCAATACCAACATTTCCCGAATCGGTAATTCTTACCAATTCAGTTGAAGCGAAATTTTTGAATTTTATTGGATTGCTTGACGCAATTGGTTTGATTGC